TGGGATATTCAAACAATAATGACCTCCCTTCTTGAGATGCTGATAAGTCATTCGAAATATGGGTTCATAAAAGTTTTTGTCCCAATCATCTTTCGATTGCTTTGTTGTCCCCTTATATAGTTCAATATTATAGTAAGGCGGAGATGTGAAGACCATATCGTAATCTATCTTGCTATAATCGACCTTGAGAGCATCTTGGAATCGAACATCTATCTTGGTGTCTGTCAAGGGCTTCAACATATTTATCATTTTTTCATAAGGTTGTTTCAAAGTAGTATTCAAATCAATCCCTGTATATTTTGGAACATCGACAGCACAAGCCCCTACAAGTCTCCCACCCCAACCCATCGTAAAATCTAATACAGATTTTGGTTTGTATCTACAATAAATTCCCATAGCAACTAGAGGTCGAAAGATTGTGATTGAACTGAAATATAAATTGAAAACTTGTCTCCACATCTTCAGAATTGTTCCATTTGGAGCGGTTCTTTTATAATACGCCAAGAGCCTTTGTATGTAAGCCTTCTTTGCGTAAATACTTTTTTGTTCCCAAAAATCAAAGAAATTTATTCCTTTTTTTCCTTTTGTTTCTATCCTTTGAGGGAATGTAAAGTAATCTACAAACTTGTTACCTATCTTGCTTAACGGCGGTATCTTCGTCAATCCATCACAGCCTACCTCCTCTAATTTCTCATAATCAGCAAGAGCCTCTTCTTTGGTTATACTTGACATCTCCTTTATCATCGAACTCTTTTGTTTGGCTGAAATATCCCCTCCCTTGATTTCAAACTGCGTATAGTCTTTGGGATATTTTAGAGACAACTCTTCGCCCTTTTGTATATCTCTTACAGCGTATAATGCTCTCTCTCTCAATTCAACATTTGTTTTGTTTGGAATGTTATTTATATAGTTAGATATGTTATTTGTAAGATATGGCTTCTCTTTAGCAACCAATATTTTACCTCGTCTTCGCAAAGCCATCGTATAGTAAGAGTTGTCTTTGTATGGACCATATTTCTTCGTAAAATCCTTCCATAAAATCTCTTCTCCATAATAATCCTGTATCTTTGTTCCTGTGGGAATTAATTTTTTAGCAAACGCTCCCAATCCACCGACTGGGCTCTTTTTGGTTTTTACATATTCACTTTTGAATGTAGATTTTGGAAGAGGGACATAGGCAGTCTTTTCAAGCGGAACTACCAAACCGCCATCTAGTTTTTTTGCTTCTTGATTCCCTTCCCACTTTTCTTTAGACTTTCTTTTTCGCTTCCTGAATAATCACTAAATTTTTTCCCTTGTGAAGGAGGGGGTTGTCTTGAAGAGGGCATAGATGTATATCCAGCAGAATCATCCAAAGATTCTTCTTGTATGTTATTCTTTTTTTTATTCAGGTAATTAAGGAAAGTTCTTAATACCATCATATGAGGAGTAATTAGACCAAACTTATAATAATTTTCAAGTAGTCTATTTAATTTATCAACACTATTAAAAATTTCAGTTTTAAGAGGATACTCACCAAGAAAATCTTTTTCATAACTTGGATTTTTTGAATATAAATATTTTGCGAATTTATCAATTTCATTTACTTGTTCCTTTGTTATATTACGCTCAAACATTGAAGTTAGAGTTGGCATAATTTTAAATTTCATATCTTCTTCCTCAATAAATCCAATAAGGTCTGTTAATTTTTCGACCTCGGATTGTATTTTATTGTCAGCCCTCTGTTCTTCAGGACTTAAAAAATTAGATACCTCAACCTCAGCCTCAGGTGCTGTTCCTATATAATCTGGTGTTGCGATTGGTATAGTAGATGTTGCGATTGCTACTGGTATAGGTCTTGAATTCATCATAAAATTTTCAGGGATTTCAGCGAATGTCCCTTCATACTCTTCTTCACCTTCCAAAGGAGTGTATGGTTTTCTTTTACTTGGACCAATACCCTTGCCCCGCTTTGCTCGAATACTCGCCATAAATTCCTTCGCTTCTTTGCTCCCCTTTACAAGTTTAGGTTTCTTCTTCATTCCAGCACCCTCAACAATCTCATTCACCTTTGCTCCCGTCTTGACTGACTCAACCACATCACTCACTATACCTTGACCTTCCATTTCCAAAGCCGCTCGTTCCGCAATTAAAGTCTCAACCTGTTGCTGAGAATAACGCTGACCGACAGGCATAGAAGCATCTCTCCCAGCCATTAGATGTTCCGTTATCTCTATAATACGGCGGATTCTAGGGTCAAGAATGAGATTTCTATCGAGATTAAAACCAGTGACCCTTTGAATAGTCGGTGGAAGTGTTGGAGGAGGATTATGAACAGGAGGTTGAGGAGGCATATCAATAGCCCCGCCAGACATACAAGAACATTTCTTCTTCGATTTACCACAGGGACATTTCGGCTTTGTTCCCCGCTTCGCCCTTATACTCGCCATATAATCTTTGGCTTCTTGAGAACCTTTTGGAAACTTTGGCATACTATATATTAAGCCCAGAGAATATTTATTGATAGATTGTTTGGAGAATACTTATTTTCTCTCCACTTGCCTTTTATGTTGAATGCTCGTTTTCTATATCGGTCTCTTCGAGCAGGGTCTTGATGTAGAGTGAAGTCGGCGTATCCAAGTTGCCCGAAATGAACCCACTTTGTTCCATCATAAACCATAAATTTCTTGCCTTTTCTTGTTGATGGCTGAACCTCTTTTCCTAAATACTTTCTTGCGTTTTTCTGGACTTCATCAATGTCGCTGTAATCGGTCATATAATAGAGGGATATTATATGACAGGAGTAAAATTATAAAGCATCACTTGAGGTGTCGCTGAATATCTCTGTTGAGGTTGAAATAGTCAAAGGGATTGTTTCTCGAGCAGGATTTATATCGACCAGTTTGTCTTCGATGCGTTTCTTTAATGTGATTGATGTCTCTATCAATTTTATGTATCTCGTATAACTCTCGTTCAAGAATTCTCTTGGACTTTCGATACGATTACTTTCTTCTAAACTTAACCACTTGTAAATGTCGCAAGACAAAATGTAAAAATCCTTGCTCCCATTATTTTCAATTTGGATTTGCTCTGTGATTTTGTAAAACATTTCTATTGAGCCTATTATTCCAACTATCAGCGAGAGGAACATATTTATTAGACTGATATAGGTCTGCTTCAAAAAACCATTCAGGCAAACTGCGAAACTTGAATTTAAAGCGGAAATTACTATTATTGGGATTCTATAATACTTCAATCGGGCTTTCAACATAAGATACCTTTTTCGGTGATAGGTTGCTAAAATATTGCTGTTCTGTCGAATCCTATCCAATACCCCCTCTATATCGCTAGATTTTAAAATTGGCTGATTCATATTTACATTATATGGACATTATTTATTTTGCTCCTAAAAAGTGGATTAGAGAATGCTCGATAGTTTCGACTTCACTAAATCCACCAGATAAGTGTCATCTGTTCCCCAAGCAAGATACTCGGCATCCTCAACAACCAGTTCCCGATAATCGCCGTAAGGTTTGTCTCCGCTGACACAATCTAAAGAGAGGGCGACCCTGACTGACTTCCCAAGTTCCAAACTCAACACTCGCATTCTAAATCCAACAATAGTGACTGACTTGACAAAGGGTTCTGCTAAAACAATCGATTCGCTCATATACTTAATGTTGAGATTTTATTTTTAAACCTTTGTTAAATCAATTCCATCTCCCGTATCACCTGTTACAATCTCGCTAGGATTCGTAAAAACATCAATCTCCTTACGCAACTTGGGGTCTTTTGGTTGGAAGAAATTCTTGAGGATATACTCGTTCTTCTTGAAATCAACACTCTTATTCAAGTCATCGAACATTTCCAGAAAAGTTCCAGTATCCTGATAGATGTCTCCCGACTTCATAAACCCAGAATTTATCCAGTGAAGATAAGCACAACAATACCAACCACAAGCGTTATTCATAAGCGATTGAATATCCTTCTCACAATAGGGGAGTTTCTGTCCGCAAGTTCGCTCAATAGTCTTCTTGACAATCTCAGGAGGAGGCATTCCATAAGGGTCAAAGTAAATCGGCTCAATATTCCCATTCTTGTATTTATTCACTTGAAAGCAAGTCCAGTGAGTTCCCACATTCGGCTTATTATCTGGACCAATCTCATCTTCTAAATTAATCACATAGGATTTGTTATACTTAATCTTGTAAGGGAGTTCATCTTTGAAACAAACTTGTTCTAAAGGGAATCCCATCTTCTTGCTCAACTCTTCAATCTGGTAATCTGTGAGAGACATCTATATTATTAAGTAAGAAATTAATTTTTTAATAATATTGCTAAATTCGATTACGCATAAAGCCCCGCCCCCTGCTGATGAAATTTCTGGAACTGGGGAGGCACTTGGAACTGCTGGTGAAAACTACTAGCGAGGGGCTGCGACTCCATAGCGGGGTGACCGCAACCCATCATCGCCCTACCGCCAACAATCGCCTTCCCCCTCATCGAAGAAGCATAAAGACCTCCGCCCCTTCCAGCAGCATAAAGACCTCCGCCATAAGAAGAACCCATCGCCAATCCAGCATCATTAGCCTCCATAACTGCCTTCGTAACAGCAGCCCTCCTCATATCCCTACTCGTTCCACAACCCGACATACCAATTCCGCTCAAATCGCCAAACTTGCTCGGGTTCTTCTGGTAAGCCTCTGGGTCATCAATATAACCCTCAATATTCTTCTTGCTGTAACCCTTAACTTTCTTACCGAGTTCATAACCCGCCTTCATAGCAAGAGGAGCAAGTTGAGGCTGACCAACATAAGTAGCAAGGGCAGCCCCCGCAGAACCTAGAGCAGCAGGGGCTTTGTCGGCAAACGCTCTTATCGTCTTCTTCAGCGGACCCTTCAGTTTATCTCCAAGAGCATACACTTCCTTCTTAATTCCAACCTTCGAAAGAAACTTGTCGAACCCAGGACCGAAGATACCCTCACCCTTCATCTGTCTCTTATTCATCATAATCTCTTCGGGAGACAACTGAATATGTATTCCCTTCCCCCTCATAAAGGTTCTCTCAATCGTATCATACCTTTCGGGATGAACGACTAAACAACCCTCGCCAGAGGTAATCCTGACCTTGTGACCATTCCTCAAACGAGACAACTGCTTCAAAGACGCAGAGATACCAACTTGCTTCATTCCAGAATGGGGCATTATATATTATACTGGAGATAATAAATAATGGAAAATGATTAATAAAGAGTTAATGGAGTTTTTTCCTAAACTTTATCCGCTCTTTGTTTTCTGGCTCTCTCTCTTGCCTTTTCTTTTTGTTCTTCTGTTTGGTAGTTTTAGTTTTATTTTATAAATCTACACTCTGGCTCCGCTCAATATATCTATATCGACTGAGCATCCATACTCAATAAACACCATATAGTCCATCTTGAACTGGGAAGAGTTCGTTCCTACAATCTGGACGGACTTCGGGACAGTCTCCTCAACAGGGAGCATACGAGACACATCAACAAAATAGTAGCAATACTCGTTCTCGAAAGCAGTCTGGTCGATAAGAGAAGAGGTGAGTCCGTCCGTAAGACCACCATTCACCGCATTCACACCGAGCAACTGCTGGGTGAATTCCTCGAACGGATACTTCAGCGTATTGTAAAGCATATTCTGTCCGCTGACAACAACATTAAAGTTCGTAATCAAAGCGAGCGGGGATGTAGGTCCAGCCCCCGCAGGGTCGAAGGGAGACTGGTAAGCAGAAACAGCAATACCCGTCTCGCCAGAAGAGATGAACGGGAGAACCAGGACCGACTTAATACCAGCGATTCCGTTCGTAATCAAATTGTTAAACTGCGTCTGTTTCACAACTCCCAGAACCTGATACTGATAAACATCAGTGTATTTAACACTCTTGATAGGGGAAGAAAGGTAAGCA